GCTTTTTCGGTTTAGAAACTCACGTTGCAACTCAATCGCAACTTGACTTCTATATGCACGCCGTCTCGAGAGTCATTCTTAGGAATCTCGATTCCTTTGACTTTCTTGCCGGCCGTAATGGACCAGGCGCAGTTTCTGAAGGAATAACGTCGAACCTTAAATGGAACGCGTTGTTAGATGGGGTTAGAAGGTTTGCTGATCCCATCATGTCACTAGGTTATGATGTAGAATCCTTTCTACGTTCTGACTATGGTGAAACTTCAGAGATCCACCACGCAGATAGCGTTAGATTGGTTACTGTTCCTAAGAACTCAAAAGCTCGTAGGACAATTACCATAGAACCTGTCGTGCATCAGTTTGCTCAACAGGCTCTCAATACCCATCTTCGGGACAATATAGAAATTTGTCCTATAGTTGGATGTTGTCTATCGCTAACCGACCAAAGCAAGAATAAATATCTTGCTGTTGTCGGTTCCAAAGATGGTTCGTATTCGACCATCGATCTGAGTTCGGCATCTGATCTTCTTTCACTTTCGTTAGTGGAAGCTGTCTTTGCCCACAGGCCGATCTTTTTGGCTATGTGTCTCAGATCCCGGTGTGATAAGGTTAAGAGCTCTAATGCTCAGCTCCTCAAGTACGCCGGAATGGGAAATGCTACAATGTTCCCAATTCAGTCCGTAGTCTTCGCTGTAATTGCGATATCCTCCGTACTGAGTGCAGAAGGGTTGTACCCTTCTTATAAGAACATTAAGGCATCTGCGCGAAAGGTGCGTGTATACGGTGATGATATCATCGTCCCTACACACGCTTTTAACCAGACTGTGGATAGGCTCACTTTATATGGTCTGAAGGTTAATCAGACCAAGACTTTCTCAACTGGAAACTTTCGAGAAAGTTGTGGTACGGATGCGTTTAGGGGTTACGATGTAACTCCAATTTATATCCGTTTTGAGCCTATTAATACTTCAATGACTCCATCCGCTGTAGTCTCGTTGATTTCCAATTCCAATTCCTTTTGGGAATTAGGTTGTTATCATCTTGCTACGCACTTAGCCTCAGTCATAGAATCGTCTCTTCGAATGAGACTACCTCTATCACAAAAGGAATCAAGTGTTGTTGGATGGCATACCCGTC